CAATGCATTCTATACCCGCTTGGTTGTAGTGAACAGGTTTGTTTACAGGATCGTAGTTATCTACTTTTGTTATAGGGGGTTCCATCTTGCTCATGCGTTACCTTCCGTTTTTGTCCAAGCTTTAAGGGTTAGTACGTTATCTTTTTTATCATACTCCCTACTTTCTGCAACAGCTTTTTTTGATTCCTCGTACTGTTCTGGGAACAAATCCTGTAGTAATGTGTGCCTGTATTCATCAAAGGCTTCTTCTGCGTCAGGGTAATCTTCAACAAAAAGAGGTGCAGCAGCCATAGTTAAGGCAACTTCCATAGAGGCTTGCATAGCAATTGGGTCTTTTGTTTCTGAGCTTATAACTAAACCTGTAGCAACAGAACCTGAAAACTCCCCATCTTCGTATTGAGGGCGTATGACAATAGCAACTTCTCCTTCTTTCAAAGTATAAGACACTAGACTCTCCTTTTTATTTTAATGTTTTGCTCTTTTAAGCGAGAGCCTTTTTCTTTAAGCCATTCTTCTGGTATAATACGATGTGACCATTTAAAACCATTCTTATCACACCAATCACAGTATCGAGACTTGGCACCTTTATACAGCTTTGAACGAGCATTACTGAATACAAATCTTATATCCAACTCAGGGTGCTGTCTTTTAACCTCAAGATGCTTTCTCCTGTCATCACTATCAAAGATGCCTTTTGTCTCAATAATTATACCATTATCTAACTCAAAGTCAGGTGTATAGGTTCTATATCTGAGATCTTCCCATTCGATCTTTATCTTCTCGTATTCTACCTTTTTCTGCCTTTCTTTGAGGAAAGCAGCGGCCTCTTTTTCAAGACCACTGCGATACCTTCTAGACAGATGCTGCCTTTTAGCTTTCATCTGATTCTTCTACATCAGGCTCCTCGTTTTCTGCAATCTCAACAATCGTACCGGCTAACATACTACAGCGAGCTTGAAGAACTTTAGTCAGGTAATCCATACGATTAATTTCTGATTGAGCTAGGCTGATTTCTTGTTGCATAGCCAACTGCTCTTCATTGAAATCATCAGTGTAATACTCTTTATCGTTGATAGTCAGTTTAGCCATTTTGATCTCCTATAAATACATAATCCACATCTTGTGGGTTCTTGGCTTTAGATGCCCTTGAGGGCTGGGTTTGTAGTGTCGTATGACACTTGTGCTTGAAACTACAAAACTTACAAGCAGAAGGCAATACAATATTACCTGTAGGTTTACGATAGAACGTTTCTGGAACTGGCTCAAAGCAGCGCTCAAAAGGCTCATCGTTATCAATGTAATCCACTAGACCTTGGATGTCCTCTAGTACTGCCTCTTTGTCTACCTCAGAGGCGTCTACGTACTTGAACTCACCATTAGCCTTGTTGACTACCCACCAACCGCCTACACCCTTCTCTGCCGCTGTAGCGTAACCTACTAGCTGTGCTACGTAGCCAAAGCTATCGCCGCTTGCAAGAGCATCAAAGGATGCAAACTTATTCTGGTAAGACCAAGGTGATGCAGACTTAACATCATCAATCCTACCGTCCATCTCCATGTCATACTCACCCTTGATCTCCTGACCATGAGGGAGCTTTAGTGTGACATTGGCATTGTCTGTGAACTCAACGCCAGAAGAACGCAGTAACCCCTTGAACACAGCCTCTACGATGTCACCTAAAATCATGTTCATCAAGAAGTGTGGTGGAAATGGCGTCTTATCTGCAGGATCATTCTTCTCAAACCATAGCTGACATTTAGGCTTACCAATGTTTGACATACGCAGTTTAAACTTGTCTCGTGGGCCAGAGTTAAACTGTTTATTCATAGCAGCCTCGACATCAGCGGCAACCTGTTTGGTCACCGCCTCTGTCATAGTAGCTTCGCCAGCCATAGCCTTCTGTAAGAAGTTGAAGACCTTTAGCTCTGCAGGGTGGTTCATTCTGCAACCTCAACGAAGTCGTTGTTAATGATGTCACTAACCACGGCTGCATCTGCATCAGAGATACCTGAATCACTACGCTCATTGTGAAGATCTAAAACCTTACCGTTCATGTATTCGATAAGCTCCACAAAGTTGCTGAGTGTGTCGTTGTCATGATCCGTGATATCAACCTTGTCACCCAAAGCTGCTTGGATCTTACCAAATTTAGCACCTGTAGGGATGCTATCCTCGACACCAGTAAGATTTACCAATGACATAATAGGCAGAAGGTTTTTAGCCTTTAGACGGTTTAACTCTGTATCAATGCTTTTCAAGCTATCACGGTTCTTTACATCCATGACACATGGTACATCCGTAAAGTTACCTGATACAGTCTCGCCCTTTTCGTTGATAGGGTTGTCTAAAGTAACAGTAGCAAAGAATACCTTTACACGCTTTACAGAGCGTATGATGCTCTTTGTAGCTTCTGGTAAAGCATTAAAGTCTTCGATGTAACCAGAAGGCCTACCCAAGTTATAGCCGCCTATGCTGTCTTTTAGATCCCCGTTAAGAGAGTTAGACATAGCAGACTTTTCCATTTCTTGTGTGTCACTATTCCAACGCTGCCATTGCTGGCGCTGGGCAAACACACGAACAGTAATGCCGTTGCTGTACACTTTTTCCTCACCACGAGTAAGGATAAAAGCACCTACTGGTACAACCTCTGTCTTGATAGACTTACCATTAAAATCTACCTCGCCCATGATGGGCTGATGTAGCATACCTACACGAGAAACAGAAGGTGTGGCAGTTTGACTACCTGTACCTTGTGATACTCCCATTAGTTCAGCCAATGACTGCCCTTTATCTGTTGCGATTGTTAGTTCTGTACTCATTTTATTACCTTTCATTAAAGTCAAGAGAACCTAGTTATACCTTATACATCCACTGTGTCAAGCCAATTAGAGCCAATTTTTGCTTCTAATAATAGTGGTACATTCATCTGTATTCCATATACGCTTTCTATCAGGTTATTCAAGTCTTTATTCATGTCTTCTACCATATTTAATACACTTTCTTGTTCATCAGGGTGTACGTCTACCACAGTTGAATCGTGAACAGTATTGACTAAACAAGATTGCATACCTTTTAAACGTCTATGCATTTCGTTCAGCACTACAGGAACCACATCACCTGTGGCAAACCCTTGTACTGGATAATTCTTAATCATTGTAAAGTGTGTTACACCCCCTCTTGAGTTACGTTTTACGTCTGGGAAAGCATACTGCCTACCTGATACGTTTGTTATCTTGTTGAAGCGCATAGCTTCATCAGCTAGGCTTTTGTGCCATGTAGCTACACCTTTGTACTTCTCATTGAAGTGTTCATAGTAAGCTCTCTCTGCCTGTGATCTACCGTAACCAGTAGCGCCAAAGAGTGGTGCAAATGTATGCTCCTTTGCTGCTTGCCTGCCTGTGGGTTGACCTGCATCAGTGATAACCTTTGCAGTGTAGGCGTGTACGTCAAAGCCTGTAGCAATCTCTTCCATAGCTACCTTGTCCTGTGACAGGAACGCAGCCGCTCTAAATTCAAGCTGGGCAAAATCTGCTTCCATAACGCTACCACCTTCAAACCGTGAGATAAATACACGCTTAACAGGGAACGTACCGCCTCTTGGCATATTCTGCATGTTAGGATTACGTCCACTGAACCTACCTGTAGCTGTTATGTGTTGGGTAAGAGAGACATGAAGGTATCCACTATCTCTAGTATACACAGATATCCCGTCAACAAAGCTAGAAAGATAGCTAGAGATAGCATTAAGCCTTTTAACGTCACCCAGAAAATCTGCAGCATCATCCATGCGATTTGTTTTAGCTGTCGATATAAGGACATCCAGATTATCTTTACCTGTACTGAAACCATTATTGCTAACCCACTTCTTGCTTGGTGCAGTAAATCTTAATCCTGCAACCTGATCCGTCTTCTCTAACTGGTAGCCTCTTGCGTCACAATCCTTACATTTGTTTGGTTTGGCATACCTTTTGCCATCTTTCCTTACTTTATAGGTTTTTCCTTCCCCTTGGCATGTAGGACAAGTAAATGCTTTAGTGCGATATATGATAGTACTGTTAGCTTTTACAGCAGCCTTAAACTCCTGTGGAGTATTGGTGAACTCAAATAGATCAGCCCATTCTTTCTTGTCATTTACTTTAGCGCTGAATACCACCTGTGATAGCTGCTCTGGAGAGTTTAAGTTGATAGGAGTATCACCCATAAGGGTTCGTACTTTGTGCTGCAGGCGTCCTTCTATGTCTGCCTTCTCTTGTTCAAAGTCTACCTTTACTCGCTGTAACTCTTGAAGATCAACTCTGATTCCTGACATGTACATTTCAGTGAGGGTTTTACAGGTGGAGAAGGTAACGGCTCTGACTGTATGAAGGGTTGCGCTTTCAGGGGTTGCATAGTCGGCTTCGATGGCTTTGTACAACTCACAAGTTGTGAGCAAATCAGCCCGAAGATAAAGGCTAAGCTTACTGAGATCAGTCTCATGTGTGTTTATTCCTTTCTTTATGCATTGACCTAGATAGTCTTCCTTCTGCTCTGCTAAACCTCTACGCTCTGCACATGCTGCTAGACTAAGAGGTATCTTCTGTCCTCTAGCTAAGATATACTCTGCCAACATGGTATCATATATCTCACCATCATACTTGAATCCGCTTTCCCACAACCACATAAGGTCATGCTGGGCGTTGTGCATGATTAGAAGCTTAGTCATGTCTAGTACAGATTGTATTAGCTTACGGCCTGCACCGCTGGTATCTTGATGCTCATTGTGATCCAGAGTGATGAGCATTTCATCCTTCCAGTTATCCACGTTAAGCATCCCTACTTGCACCAATTGATTTGATGGCTCGTAGGGGTCACCTAACTTCTTACCATCACGCCATGTGATACTGTTTTCTACATCTAATACTAATCTCATGTCCTGTCTCCTATGCGGTGTATAGCGATCTACCCCCGTCTAACTCACAGTGTATGACACCATGATAACCACCCTTAAGCTTATTCTTTGCAATATTCAAGTGCCTTTGTGTGTCACCTTCTTCTGCACCTTCTACCATAGGGTTTTTTGATATCAACACCATAAGATCTGCTTCTGCAGCCTTACCCGTCTTTGATCCTTCCATCATAGATTGATCCACAAATACCTTACCTTCTGCCACAGCAGATAGCTGAGACATCCAGATCACACAGCAATCGTATTGCTTTGCAATGTTACGGGCATAAATGGCTGCATCTTTTAGATAGATGTCCGATTTATCACTGGTCTTGCTGGCAAACTTGTCACCCATATCCAATACAAGGATGTCAGGCTTCTCATTTTTAACTAATGCCTCAACCCATTGCATATCTTTATTGGTGCTGTCCTTGATGCGGATATTCTTACGTACAGGCTCATACCGTTTACGTGCAAGCGATACATTCTCACGTACCTCATCCATTGTCATGTTACATGCAGCGCTCAAGTATCTCGCACCTACACGTTCATAGCTCTCTTCATTACAAAGTACTACACACTTGGCACCCTGTGATGCCCAGCCATCAGGCCCAGCTATAAGAGAGGCATGGAAAGAAGTTTTACCAGTGTTAGGCCTAGCGCCAACCAACAGAAGGTGACCACCACTAACGCCTTCCACCTTCCTACGCAGACTTGGAATGTTAAACTTCCATTGGGTTTGCAGATCGTTGGCAGCAAGCAGCGTGTCAATGCCAATGTCATCCCAATCAATACGGAGATTAGGAGTAAAATCATCTTTGTAATCCTCTAATAAGCGGCGTAAGGGTTCTAGACTATTCTCTGCACCATTAACAAAGTCAAAGCCTAGATTGGCAACCCTGTCACCTACATGCTGTTGAAACAATTGTGATAGAGCGTCCTCTGCTATCTCTTCTTTGATAGGCTCTGCCTTATCTATCTTGCGGAATAGATCGTCATAGGCCGTGCGTGTTGCTGTGGTCATGCTTTGGTTCATACGGACAAACACAGCTTGAAGGTCTTGTGTGGTCAAATCCCCGTCATAGGTATTCATTGCACTGTCTAGTGCTTGCTTGATCTTGCGTACATCTTTTGTAAAGATCTTATCAGGACAGCGAATGCCCTTGTGCCGATCATAAAAGTCTCTGTTCTGTAATGTTTTAAGTAGCGCCAGTTCCATCATCGTCTTTGTCTCCTACAATTTTAATCCATATCACCTCTAGTGCTGCATAAGGCCACGCCAATGCAAACCTCATAGGTGCGCCCTCGTCTTCCTCATCCAACGGCTCTGATATGTGTTCCATAAAAGGTATGCCAAGTAAATACATAACTAACATACCACTAAAAAAATTAAGCATTGTTTGCTTGCTCCTTCTCAAACGCTCTCTTGCGTTCCTCTTTTGTCATAGGCCGAATGTACTCTTGATAGTCAATCACTTTGCCTGTGTTCCATGTGCTTGCATGGGCTACAGCAGCAGCATATGTGTCAAACAGCATAGGCCCTGAGTCATACGTCCAAGGGTTAGTAGCACCCACTAGCTGCCACTCTCCTGTATCAATCTCTATCTGTACTGCGTACTTCATTGTCTAGCCCTTTCTTTATTAGATCCACAAAGCCATGCTCAAATATATCCATGAATGTATCTGGATCACACTCAATCTGAATAGTAGCACTACCATCATCATGCTCTTCTATGTCATTTACTTTAATCATCATTAACTCCTATACAAGGCAATAAGATAGACAGCTTACAATACTTTGGGTAATCATCGTATGTCATAGCAATCAGTATGGGTGGCGCAGCTATAAGTAAAGCCACAATAGCTGACGCCTTGATTGCGCCGTTGATGTTGCCTCTCATTAGTCACTCTCCCTTAATGCTTCCCATGATACAGGAAATAATTTTACCATAGTGCGGTCAATCTCCCATGCTACCTCTGCAGTCTCTGCTTGTGTGTCAGGCGCACAGCGAAGCTTACACATATCAGCAAACGCATCCAAGCTACCTGACCAG